CTCTGCTAAGAAAGAGGGACATGATCTCAAGGCTCCTAGCAAAGACCATAAGAACAAGCGTCATAAGTCTTTCTGTGCTCGTATGCAGGGCATGAAGAAACATAACACCTCTTCTAAGACCGCTAATGATCCAAACAGCCGTATTAACAAGTCTCTACGTGCATGGGATTGTGACTGCTAATGGCTAAGAAAGAAGTATGGGATACCCCAGACCCAAAGAAAAAGAGCAAGCACCTATCTTCTAAGAAGAAGTCTGCTGCTAAAGCTAGAGCTAAGGCTGATGGTCGCCCTTACCCAAACCTTATTGATAATATGGCTGTTTCTAAGAAAAAGGGTAAATAATGGCTACTAAGAAAAAAGAAGTAGCAGGCGGCAAAGAGTACAAAGGCTCAGCTGCTAATGGTGGCCGTAAGATTATCGTTGAACACTACAAGGATAAAAACGGCAAATGGCACACTACCTCTAAGAACGCTGCTCGTGCTAAGTATGAGAAAAAGCATGGCAAGCTATCTAAGGGTACAGATGTAGACCACAAAGATAATAATCATGATAATGATTCATCCAGCAATCTGCGCCCGCTCAAACATGGCAAGAATACTGCCAAAGAGAACAAGCGCAGAGCTGGGAAGAAGTCTTAAGCTGCCAATATTTGAGGGCAAAGCTTAAGCCACATTTGAACTAGGTAGTGATCCCGTTCACCTGGGTTTGCATGCCAAGGTGACCAATCCCTACCCCCAGAAGACATCTGGTAGGCGATCTGAGCGTTTTTAACAGGGTTTGTTAAGTCAGATGCATGCTTGAGGTGAAACTCGCTTAGACGGCCCTTTAAAGCCCCGTAAAGGTTAATCTGGAAGACTCCATAAGAGTCATCTCCAGTCCTACGGCTAAAATCATGGGCAAGAGGGTTTCCATGAGTTTCTTTCATAGCAACAGCCCAGGCAGTCTTCAGGGCACGACCTTTAAACCCTACCATCTCTAGGAGTTGATAGAGCTGCTTTGGGGTTAGTTTTTTAGCTAGTTCCAGATTGGCTAGAGGGGTTAAACACCTCTGCATCACAGGCGCTGCGGCCTTAGCTGAGAACGTTATTAGATTTGTAATTGTTAAAAGGGCTGCAAGCCCGAGGATTAAAAGTTTCCTTTTGTCATTCAGATTCACACTATCTCCTAGGCTAGAGAGCCAACCCGAATCTTTATCCAACTGTCACTTGAATAAAAATAGCCTGGCGTCTGTCTGCCAAGCTAGTTGCAACTCTTTTTGTTTCGTTGTTAGTGTAGGAGGTTTAACTCCTGCCTTTAGTATATCTGTAACTACGGTGTTATGGCAAACCGTAATGTGGTGTAATATAAGATCCTATAGAGAAAAGGGCAAACTATGACAATTGAGCGTATTCCTACCAAACAGGGACATCCCGTCCCCAGTTCCTCTCAACCTGCAAAAGGTCCTTTTCCTCCCGAGATATTTATGCGTCCAGAAGTGGTCCATGATTATCATAGGCCTGGACAAGACGACATTTTAGAAGGAGCTACTGCTCAGAATAACTTTAGCCCTCCTAAGGTATATAAGTGCCGTGATTGTGAAGCTTTAGTGATGGAGTATGAACTATCCACACACCAATGCGAGATGGAAGAAGAAGATGGCTCAAACGCATGATTTTGGAAAGAAATACTTTTGGCATGTAATGGTATATCCATTAAAGCCTAAAGTTATCTTTGAAACATCAACTACACAGGAAATTGAAGATCCATTTAGATTTGGTAAAGGTTTAGTATTTAGACTTCCTTTTACCCGATTGTCTATTGTCTTAGGTAAATGGGTTGCACAATATGAAGAAAGTCAAGCTTTGACAAATGCTATTGCTGGAAGGCCAGTGGAGCAAGATGAGTTTGATTGGGACAATGTAAGGGGCGAAGAGTACGATGTTTAAGAAAAAAGAAGAGCGGCCTAAAACCCGCATTGAGAAAAGAGTAGCTAAGCTATCAACACAGGAGCTACTCACCTGGTCAGACCAAGTCCTATACTCAATTGGACGTAATCTATCTAGCTGGCAAAAGACCGATGAGGCTTTCCATCTAGAAGAGGCAAGAGTTGGGGCTGAATCCATCCACGCAATCCTTGAAACATTAAAAGAAAGATTCCCTAAGTGAGCGAACACGAGTTCGATGAGATAGAGCAGGAAGAGCAAGAAGAGCTTGAGGACGAAGAATATAGTCCCCTTCCTGAAGATGATCAAGAGGATGAGTTAGATGAGCTCTCCAAAGAGTTTGTAAAAGTACTCATCAATAAGATTATGGATTTTATGGAGATGCTTGTAGGCCATAAGCTACATCCATACCAAGAGCCTTTAGCACGCCGTGTAATTGAGTCTGTAATCATCAATGACGGCGAAGAAATCACAGCGCTTGCTTCACGTCAGTCTGGTAAATCAGAGACTATCGCTAATACTGTGGCGACCCTTATGGTCATACTTCCACGACTAGCTAGGATGTATCCAGAGCTATTGGGTAAGTTTGGCGATGGTATTTGGGTGGGTATGTTTGCCCCAACTCAAAATCAGGTTGAAACACTTTACTCACGTACAGTATCCCGCCTTACCTCTGAAAGGGCTATGGAAGTCTTTGGTGACCCGGAGATTGACGATATTCCTACCAAAACTCCAGGCGTAGTAAGAAACCTTAAGCTTAAGAAGTCTGGCTCTACAATCATGATGATGACTGCGAACCCAAGAGCTAAGATTGAATCTAAGTCGTTCCATCTCATCATTATTGATGAGTGTCAAGAAGCAGATGACTTTGTAGTATCAAAGTCTATTGCTCCTATGGGTGCGTACTACAACGCTACTATCGTTAAGACGGGTACACCTACAACCCACAAGAATGGCTTCTATCGTTCTATTACCCTTAACAAGCGACGTCAGACTCAAGGACGTAATGCCAAGCAGAACCATTTCCAATGGGACTGGAAAGATGTGGCTAAGATCCAGTCTAACTATGATAAGTTCATCAAGAAAGAGATGCTTCGTATTGGCGAGGACTCAGACGAATTCCAGATGTCATACAACTGTAAGTGGTTGCTTGAGCGTGGTATGTTCGTAACATCCGGAATAATGGATGATCTTGGGGATACTTCCCAGGAGATTGTTAAGTCTTGGCACCGCTCACCTGTAGTGGTTGGAATTGACCCAGCACGTAAAATGGACTCAACCGTTGTCACTGTTGTCTGGGTAGACTGGGATCGCCCAGATGAGTATGGTTACTATGATCATAGAGTGCTTAATTGGTTGGAGCTTCAAGGAGATGACTGGGAAGAGCAATACTTCCAGATTCAGCAGTTCCTTGGCAACTATGACGTACTAGCTATCGGCGTAGATGCTAACGGTGTTGGTGACGCAGTAGCCGGTCGTTTAAAGGTTTTGATGCCACGTGCAGAGGTTGTGCCAGTTACTTCAAGCCCTACTGAACAATCCAAGCGCTGGAAGCACCTACAAGCCTTGATCCAACGTCAGATGGTCTCATGGCCTTCCCACGCTAAGACCCGTCGCCTACGTATCTGGAAGAAGTTCTATCAGCAGATGACAGATGCCGAGGTTCAGTACAAAGGACCTAACTTTATGGTTGCAGCCCCTGACGAGGCCCATGCACACGATGATTTTGTGGATTCCTTGGCCTTAGCTTGCTCTTTAACACAAGAGATGGTTATGCCTACCGTAGAGGTAAGCTCTAATCCTTTCTTCTAATTTACTATGACAAAACACCTACTACAAGACAGAATTAACCCTGAGGAACCTCAATCCCTTATCCTATAGGAGATAAAACAATGGCAACACCAAATATCGCACCAACACCTCAGTATCCTGAGCGTCCTGGTAACGTATACGAACGCAAGATGTCCCCTGCAACAGCCGGTCTTCGTGGACCACTTCGCTTTGAAGAAGGCATTGCAACAGACACAGATGTCCCAAATGATTTCCAAGTTGGTTTGGATCAGGGCTACGACACTCCAGATGGACGTCCTAACCACAATCTAAACGTCTTTGAGAAGTATGCTGATGAGACAATGCGTGAGCGTGCTCACGTCGGTTCAGCAGCTTGGGTAGAAGCTCCAACATTCCTTGGTGAGTTCTCACAGGGTAACTTCGGAGATCACTCAACAGTCGTAATTGAAGAAGTAATCCGCAACGGTTCACGTCAAGCTCGTATGAACCCTGCATCAGTAAACGACTAAAGTACTGTAGAATAATCCTAGTTCCCAGCCCCGTTCCCTTTCTCCGGGGCTGGTGAAC